CGATGCGATACACATCATACAAGACGCCGGTATACGTAGAAGATGCAATCAATACCCCGGAAGGGAAACCGGGACTGAGTGAATTTGAACGCCTGGAAAAGGAACTGAATGCCGGTCTTGGAAAAGCGGAGGAAGCCACAAACAAGGCAGATACTGCGGCGGGATTGGCAAATTCGGCAGCGACCAGGGCGACGACGGCAGCAGAGGAAGCAGAGAAGATCCGAGAGGATGTTGTAGGAAAGCTAGGGCGTGGGGAGTTAAAAGGAGATAAGGGAGATAAAGGCGAAAAAGGAGATACTGGTCTGCAGGGACCGCAAGGCATCCAGGGCGAAAAAGGAGATACCGGTCCGCAAGGACCTCAGGGAATCCAAGGAGTGAAGGGGGAGAGCGGTGTCATGGTTCCGGCATCGGGAATGTTTTCGCTCTATCTGGACCCGGAAACAGGGAATCTCTATGCAGATTATCCGGATGGAGAGAAGCCGCCAGCATTCCATTATGATTCGGAAACAGGGAATCTCTATTATCTTACAGGAGAGGATGTGAAAAACGATGGCTAGGATTTTAATTGGAAATATCAAAGGACCGCAGGGACCACAGGGAATCCAGGGAGAGACTGGTCCGCAGGGCTTACAGGGAATCCAGGGAGAGACTGGCCCACAGGGAACGCAAGGCATCCAGGGCGAAAAAGGAGATACCGGTCCACAGGGACCGCAGGGCATTCAAGGACCGCTTCCGCCACTGATAGCAAATTATCTTGCTACGGAATCCGGAAAAGCGGCATTGGATGCGATTGTGGGGAAACTGCTGGATGAGAGATTGACGGCAGCGGAGAAATCACTTACTCAGTTAAATAGCGAGGCTTCCACTCATCTAAAAGAAAGTGGTAGCGGAAACGATTTTTGCGCTGCATTTCAGTCGAGATATCAATTTCACACTAATGCTAATTACATGTTGGCGAATGGAATCTACACCACAGACCTTACAGACTTAAATGTCCCGTTTAATGGCTATTGGCTTATAATAACCTTTAATACATCCAACGATGTTGGAGATCGTTCGCACGCTTGGATCGCACAATTTGCTATTTCAACTGATACGAATAATAAAGCTATTTATTTTCGAAGAAACATAAACTACACCCCGACCACTTGGGAATCCTGGAATAGACTTGTAGCAAGTTAAATAGCGAAATAGGGTATATCCAAAATTATGATATAGATACATTATCATCTCCATCTCAATTAACTCATTCTGGTTATTATCAATTTGTAAATTGTAGTTCAACAGTTAATGATAATGCATCCACTAAATTTACAGATTATCAAACTGGAGACTTTGTAGGCTTATTAATTACGCGTAATGGCTATGCTACTTCAGATGCAGGTTGCCAATGGGGTACATTTATCATTACTTCACCTAGATTCACAAATAAGTTTTGGATAGGTCGAATTTGGGGATATAAGTTCGTAAATTTCATTAAAATTGGATCATAAGTTCAGATTATGAGAACATTAAAAAATATACTAACAATTTAATCTAATGAAGATTTAGCTGAGTAATTGAGGGGGCGAAATGTTCACAGTAAAGAAAAATAAGATCGAAAATGGACACGATTGCTGGGGAAGAAGTGAATTCGATAATGTGTATGATGTTTATCACAATAACGAATTTGTATGTCGTATGATGAGCGATCCGACAGAATTAATCAACAAAGTTAATAACATCGTAAAAAAGGAGAGAGGTAGAGAAAAAATGAAATTCAGTGAAGCGTTTGAAGCAATGAAACAGGGGGCAAAAGTAAAGTTGCCACGTTGGGGTGGGTTCTGGTTTTGGGATCCGAAAGAAGAAACGATTATGATCCAGTGCAGATCGCAGGGAACCGAACAGGGAGAGTTGTTGGATATTCGAGAGACTCAGAAAGTTGAATACACACTGATGAATATGCAGTCAGACGAATGGGAAATTGCCGATGCCGAGAACTGCGAAATCATGAGCGGTAAAGTGACATTTCCTTTCGGCGATGCTATCAAGTACATGAAGCGCGGTTTAAAGGTAGCGCGTAAGGGATGGAATGGAAAGAAACAGTACATTCAGCTGGCATCCGGCATTTCTTATAAAACTGCTGAAGGGGAGATTGTAAACTGCGAGCACGATGCAATCGGAAACAAAGCGGTGGCTTTTATTGGAACTTCCGGAGTTCAGATGGGCTGGCATGCTTCACAGGCAGACATGCTCGCAGAAGATTGGACATTCGTCGAATGAGGCTTCTACTTTGCAAGCTAATAGAACAAGCCAAAGATTTGGCTATTCCATTTTCGGAGTGTAGGAAATGTATTCATAAGATCCATTGTGAACATAGGGTATGGATTAGTGAGTTTTCAGATTGTAATTATTGGCTGAATCATAAAGAAAGTTAAGCAGAGGAGAATATCGTGAAAAAATATATCGGTTGCAGAATGTTCGAAGTAGAACCAATGACAAGAGGCGATTATAATGCGTATCGCGGATGGAGTGTTCCGGCGGACGAGAATCCTCTTGATGAAGGATATCTTACAAAGGATCCGGACGGACACGTATCTTGGCTACCTAAAAACACCTTTGAAAAGGCATATATGAAACTGGAAGACAATCCGATGCTGCCGTCCGGCGTCAGCATCGGCCAGAAGATGGTAGATGAGTTTATTGCCTACACGGAAACGAAGACGATGGGAACGAAGACAACAGTAGTTCGCTGCGTGCTCAGAAACGGATTTGAAATCGTGGAGTCAACCGGATGCGTCGATGAAAAAAACTATTCTGAAAAAATCGGGTACGAAATCTGTATGGAACGAATCAAAAATAAAATCTGGGAACTTCTGGGCTTTCTGCTTCAGATGGCGTGGAATGGAATCCAGTAGGGAGGAGAGGGTAAGATGGATAAATTAGTGTTAAAAGATGGGACAAAAATTGACCTGGTGGCAGGAGCATCTCTAGGCGCGCTTCAGATTGAGAGCGAGAGTCGGGAGACTATGCTGGAGATTTGGAAAAAGCTGACAGACGAAAATCTGAAATTGATCCGGATCGAAACGTCAGACGGTCTGACGGTGGGAAAATACGAAGATGTCCTTCTGGTTTCTGAAACATCCGCTGTTGAAGGGGGCAAAGTAAAAACCAGCTTCAATATGCGTGAAAAGACATCCGAAGAAAAACGTCTGGACGCATTGGAAGAAAGTCAGGAGATCCAGGATGAGGCGATCATAGATCTCGGTGCTGCGGCGAGTGAGCTTGCGGAGAAAGGAGGTGCTAAGTGATGGGGGCTTTTTATGGAAAGAAAATCAGAGACGGGAAAATGACACTTGAAAAGGTGCCGTTATATTGGCGCAAGGTAACCGAGAAATGGTTGGAGGAACATCCGGAGGGATAGAATGAATACAGAAATTGCAGTAGCCTTGATTGCGTCCGGCGGAGGTGTCCTGGGGGCTTTTGCGGGTGTGATTGCATCAGCAAAACTCATGACATACCGGATAGGTCAGCTTGAAAAGAAAGTCGAAAAGCATAACACTGTGATTGAGCGAACGTATAAGCTGGAAGAAGCACAGGCTGTTATGCAGGAACAGATCCGGGTAGCGAATCATCGTATTCAGGACTTAGAGGAGGGAAAGGCTTGAAAGAAAAACTTGCAAAATTGATTGACGTAAAGAGCCTTATGACGTTAGCGCTGACAGCGGGATTCATTGGGCTGACGTGTTCCGGGGAAGTATCCGGACAGGAATACATGAGCATTTTT